TTTAATTTTTGTAATAGTGAAACGTACTGGGAGAAATATATGAATGAAGAAGTGAAGGAATTAATAGCACGAGAGATAACACACCCACAACACCATCAACTCATACCACTAGACGAACTCACCTTCAAGTGGGATAACGTCACGGGTAACTGGGAAAGTTATGCTGATAGTAGGGGTATAAACTTTAGACCACTATTCGAGGATATGGATCAGAATGGCATGTTACACCCCATCATGGTCCGTAGTATGAATGGTAAATATAGAAAGTGGCAGGCTGGTGGTCGTAGGATACTATGGGCGAAAAAGAACGGATTTACACACATCTCGGCATATGTATTGGAGAACCAGGAGGATGTGGACAGGATATACACAGAGACATTTGACGAGAAGTATAAATAAACATGAGGTAATACATTATCCACCCTTTCTGGGTGTTGAGTTTAAAATTAATCAAGGAGAAAATATGTTAAGATTAATTACTATTACGGCGGTATTCATGTCGCTATTTGCCTATCAGGCTATGGCTGCGGATATCACACCGTATGGTACCTTTAACTACAAATGGTCACACGATGAGAACACTTCAGGCGTGGCACACGATAAGTTGGAGAACAACGGATCAATCCTAGGTATAGATGTTATCGAAAGTTTTGATGAGGGAAGTTCCATATCGGGTATCGCCAAGTTAGAGGTGGGCGTTGATGTTGACGATAGTGGATCAGACACACTGGACTCTAGGCTGGCATATGTTGGTATAGAGAATAACGGTGTATCTATCACCGCTGGTCGTCAGGCACACTCATGGGTTTCTAAAACTGGAAACTTCGAGGTGTATGGATCTAACGCTGTATTCAAATATGGTGACCGTTCATCGAACACAATCAAATTGGACAATGGCTCTCTAAGTGTCATGGCGATGATTGATGGTTCCGCTGGGCAAGATGGTATTGATATGTGGGAGGGTTCTCTCTCTCATAGTATGAGTGGCATTGATGTATCAGTAGGATATGCTGATGACGTGGTTAACGATATCTCTTATTGGGGCGGTGGCGCTTCAACAACTGTAGGTGATTTAACAATCGCTTCGACCTATACCGTGAAGGATGCGGCAACGGATCTTGTAGGTATGGAAGCAACGATTGGATGGAAAGCATTAACAGTTGGTTACGGAGATAAAGAAGGTACAGGAACGTATATGACTTATGGTCTAAGTCATTCAATGACAGACAGCCTAACCGTCTATGCCGAGATGCAACAGGACGATTTAGATACTGGCACAGACCTACAACATTATAGCGCAGGTGCGAAATTTACGTTCTAAACAAATAAACAAGGAGAAAAACAATGGATAAATGGATCAAAGATTTAGGCGCATGGAAAGATTATGGGCTAATCATATTAGCAGTATCAATCTTTACAGGAATACTACCAGTGATGGCAGTAGTCAAGTGGGGTCTAATTGCTTGGATCGCTGTCAACTTATGGCAGAGACATTCAGCAAAATAGGAAACTAAGATGAGAGACATAACTAAAAATCGCTGGAAAAAACTTTTCTATGTAGTGGTTGTTATATTCGCTTTCTGGCTTGGTCACCAATATGGTGAAGAGGCTGCGAAGATGATTGACGAAGTACCAGTACCAAAGATTGTTTTTGAGAGTGAACCTGAGATAGTTGTCCCTGAAGTATCAGCGGACGAGATACGAGGTTAATCAAAACGACCGTATCGTTGAATTAAGATTTTTCGAAGTCTTTCCCAGACGATACGGTCATACACTTGTCGACCATTCCTTGGTTCTCTCATGGCAAGTTTATCATACTTCATCTTACACTTCAAAATCTTCTCTAACATAACCTACACTCCCTCACACCAAACTTCCAAAACTCTTTCAATTCTAAATTCAAGGTAAACAGTTCACCGTCAATGGCTTGGCCAATAAAGAACGGCACTAAGAGTGCCGTAACAAATAATATAATCCAAAATATTTTACCTTTCATATAAGGCAAAAGTTTGTGCTTCGTTCATTAAGACATAACTCGGGTTACGTCTATAAGTATCCGTAGATGAACCACGATACCTAACTCTCAATTGTAGTCTATTCTTTCTGATAAACTCTTTAACAAATTTCAAATACTTGATATCAATTTTTTTCATCAATGACATTTCACTATACATTGGGTAAGTGAAAGGTATCTGATTGTCAAACATAAAATCGTATAACATTTTTTTCATTACGCTGCCTCTACTAAAGAGTAGGGAACTCTCCACATACCACCAAGGTTGGTGTCTCTGATGACAGCCTTCTTAGGGTTAATTGTTAAGATAACACCAGGTCTCTTACGACCGTTAGGTCTTCCAAAGACAACATGGTCTCCTCTTTTGAAGTCATGTTTAGAGTTAGACTTAGCGTCTCTAATCGCACACTCTAATAAGAACAAACTATCTTTGTTAGATTTGTCCTTGATAAATTCTAATATATCAGGTAAGTTTTTAAATTCAAGTTTCATAATATAGTCTCTTTCTTTGTTATTATAGTTCTACTATACACCACAATGGTGTATTTGTCAAGCGTTATTATTCGTCTCCGTATAAAAATTCTGTCGCACCAAACATTTCCATAGAAATCTTTGGACATGATTTGATGATAACAATTTTCATTGTATCTCTAACCATCGTATCTAACATATCAATAAAATTAGTAGCGGCAATAAACTGTCTACCATAGATAAGGTTAGCAACTGTCTCATAATCTTGTCCGTCAAACGGAGTATCTTTGTATTTAAGTAGGTTGTTTCTAGTAGTTTTGATTCTCATAATATAGTCTCTTTCTTTGTTATTATAGGTATACTATATACTATAAATAATAGAAAGTCAAATAAAAAATACACTTTTTTTTAAATTAAAAGTGTTGTTTTTCAATGACTTAGTAATATTGAACAAATAAAAAGTGTTGTATTTTTACAACAAGTGGAGATTTTATGGGATTTTTAGACAAATTATGGACAATGACGGATAGTTTATGGCAACCAAAGAGTAAGAAGGGTAAGACGAAGAACCTGGCAGAACACTTTGGCACACCAGAAGAACCAAAGAAGAAGAAAAAGAAGGTAGTCAAAAAGAAGAAGAAGGCTGCCAAGAAGAAAGAGAAGAAGTAATGGGTACATGTATAAATTGTGAACACGGTTGCCACTGTTCTAGTGGTGGATCTTGTCAGAGTTGTGAATGTGCGAATTGTGAGCACGGGTAATGGCTATAAGTAATAATAATTATAGACAGGGTCCAAAGAAACGCACATCTATTGGTAACAGTTGTAGGTCAAGGCCTAAGAACAAACAAAAGAGACGCCAACACACCAGGTCCAGGGGACAGGGTAGTGCCTAGTGTCCATCGAAATGGTGATAGCAATACTGGTGGCGGTATCGTTAGTTCTAGTCGTAACGTCAATGTGAATGGACAACCCATCTCCGTAGATGGAGATAGTGTCTCGGCACACCCAGTAGGGCATATAGGAGTTAAAACTGCCAACGGTAGTGGTAGCGTCAAGGCGAATGGCAAACCAGTCAATCGTCAAGGTGACGCTGACACCTGCGCCCATACAAGAAGTTCAGGGAGTTCTAACGTTTTTGCTGGGTAACCTGATAAATAGTTATCATGGCAATACTACAATCAGGATATAGAGACGCAAGTGGCACCAATGCGAGTGCCAGGAGTACGAGACTTTATAGTGACTTGGCACTTTCTTTTGAGAAGAACGTGGCTACCAAGGATCTGATTGTGAAGAAGGACGTTGAGGCTGTCAAACAATCTGTCCGTAATCTCATACTGACAAATCATTACGAGAGACCATTCCACCCAGAGATTGGGTCAAGTGTGGCGGCACTATTGTTTGAACCAATGAACCCCATCACGGCAAACGTATTACAACGTGCCGTATCTGAGGTCATAGAAAATTTTGAGCCACGTGCCAGACTTGTATCTGTAATCGCCTCAGCGCAACCAGATAGAAATAGTTACGAAGTGACTATCAGTTTTTATGTCGTTAATGTACCAGGTGAATTAATAACCTTAACAACAATGTTAGAAAGAAGTAGATAATGGCAAAGAGACTTTCCGTAACCAGTTTAGATTTTGATGATATCAAAAATAATATGAAGACCTTTTTAAGGCAACAAGACCAATTTACTGACTATGATTTTGAGGGGAGTACAATCTCAACTCTACTAGATGTGTTGGCATACAACACACACTACAACGCGGTCTATGCCAATGTTCTCGCCAACGAGATGTTCCTAGATAGTGCGGACATACGAAACAGTATCGTCTCACATGCGAAACATGTAGGTTACACACCAAGAAGTGCGACCTCACCAATTGCCAAATTAAATGTGGTCGTTTCTGACCTAACAGGATCAAGTGCTACCGCGGCAAGAGGTACAACTTTCACAACAACGGTTGATGGTACATCTTACAACTACATCGTTAAAGATGATACGACAATCTCACCAGTTTCAGGTGTCTATACATTTTCTGAATTACCAGTCTATGAGGGCACGTTAGTTAATAACAAATATACGGTTGACGTTACAAACGCTGACCAAAGATTTTTAATTAAGAATAAATTTGCTGATACCACAACTCTACAGGTTACGGTTCAGAATAGTTCAAGTGATACGACCACGGTAACTTACACGAAGTCAACAGACTTGGCAGATGTTACATCTACATCAACTGTCTATTACCTAGAGGGTGTCGAAGATGAACAGTATGAAGTTATATTTGGTGATGGTGTCTTAGGTAAGGCATTGTCAACAGGTAACATCGTCACACTATCTTACATCGTAACGAGTGGTACAGGCAGTAACGGTGCCACATCTTTCAGTCTATCTGGTAACATCGCAGGTAGTTCATCAGCGACTATCACAACGGCGAGTAATTCATCAGGTGGGGCAGAACCAGAAACACCAGATAGTATTCGTTTCAACGCACCAAGACAGTACGCTTCACAGAACCGTGCCGTCACTACAAAAGATTACGAAGCGAGAGTGAAGACAATCTTCCCTAACGCTAAGTCAGTTCAGGTATGGGGTGGTGAGGATAACAGCACACCAGTTTATGGTCGTGTCTATATCTCCATCAATCCAAAATCTGGTGTCTCAGTTACAGAGAGTAACAAGGCAGATATCATCACACAGTTGAAAGACTTCAACGTTGCGAGTATCACACCAGTAATAGAAGATCCAGAGACAACTTTCATTCAGTTAAATGTCGTGGTCAAGTATGACCAGAAGGCAACAACTAAGGCACCTGATACAATCAAGTCATTAGTTCAGAATACGATTACAACATACAATGAGAACAACCTACAACAGTTCGACCAGATGTTCAGACACAGTAAATTCATAGAGACGATAAACAAGGTTGATACGGCGATACTATCAAACATCACCACGGTAAAATTACATAAGTCATTCACAGCGACAACGACTGGCACGACAACTTACACGATAAGTTTCAACAACGCATTTTATAATCCACATAGTGGGCATAACGCAAGTGCTGGTGGTATATTAGTCTCAACAGGATTTAAGATATCTGGTGATACGACTAACGAATATTTCTTAGATGAAGACGGACAGGGTAATGTGAGGTTATACTACGTCACCGCAGGTGTTCGAACATACACGAACAATACTCAAGGTACGATTAACTATACGACCGGACAGATTGTGTTAAACTCATTACATATAAGCGAAGTATCAGACGTTGATGGTTCTACATCAACGGCAGTAAGATTAACAGTTGTGCCAAACTCAATTGATATCAAACCAGTTCGTAACCAGGTCATAGAGATTGATGAAACAAATACTACGACAACTGTAACCGCTGATGACTTCGATACAACTTCAGGTATAGGTTATACAACAACAACAAGTTATGCTTAATCTATGGCTAAGTTCAACAAGAAATTAAGTCCGTTAGTTAACAGACAGTTACCCCAACACATACAGGCTAACAATCCACTCTTAGCGGAGTTTCTAAAACAATACTACGTCTATATGGAGGCGGCACAGATTACACTATCGAGTGTCACTGCTTCAGACCAGATATTATTAGAGACGGCATCAGAGGGTTTCCTGGCACTAGATGGCACAGACGATAAGAGTAATAACGAGAACGATTACATACTCAACGAGGAAGGTAGTGTTGGTGAGTTCACAAAGGGTGAGACGATAACAGGTTCTACCTCTGGTCAGACGGCAACGATACTGGCAGAGGACACAGACAATCTAAAAATTTATATTAGTGCTAACAGTTTATTTGTAACTGGTGAGACTATCACGGGTAGTTCATCTGGCGCTCAAGGTATCATTGGTAAGTATCGTGGTAACCCTAACGAGACACTAACCCAACTACTAGAATATGCGGACGTCAATGATACGATAGATGACTTCTTCGTTCAGTTTAGGAACACATTCTTACAGACGATACCAAATAGCCTCACAGATGGATTAGATAAGAGACAACTGACGAAGAATATCTTATCATTGTATAAGAGAAAAGGCACGAAGAAGGGACACGAGATTTTCTTCCGTGCGTTGTTAAACGAGACACCAGAATTATACTACCCAACAGTTGACATGTTGAGAGTATCTGCTGGTAAGTTCAACACATCAAACATATTAAAGATTACATTGGTATCACCGTCAGATGGTGATATGACGAAACTAAAAGGACAGACGATAACACAGGCAAACATCGTTGGTAATACTAACGTCAACCTGGCGACAGCGACCGTAGAAGATGTATCTGTATCAAGTGTTCAACTTGGTGGTGTCCAGAGAGATGTTGCGACACTCATATTGAACAAGGCGAGTATCAGTGGCACTTTTGTTACTAACGATGGTAGCACGATGTTGTTAGATGGCACAGATGGCAGTTCAACAAATGCGGGTGACCAGATACTCAACGAAGATGGCACGACAATATACCAACAGACTTCATCGACACTCACTGGTGTTCCAAATGATGATCCAGATGTTACCCTAACATGTACGATTCACTCTATCGTAGATGATGTTACCGTATCAGAACCAGGACGTTACTATACGGTTGGTGAACAGGTTGCCATAGACCCTAACGAACAAAGAGGTGGGGGTGGCATGGTCGCACAGATTGATAACACATCTTATGGTAGTGTCGATAGTATCATCATTAATGCCGCAGGCACTGGTTACGCTGAGGGCGATGTTCTTGCCGTGACGAACCCAACACATGGTTCTGGTCTGGCAGGTAAAGTTGCCGTAGTCAATGGTGGTTTCACATTAGAACAAGATACACTAGACGATGGTATCATCATGTTAGAAGGCAGTTCAACTGACCAACTCGTCATGGAGGCACAGACTAACTCTGGCACAAATGATATCACAAAAATTTTAATTACAAATGCTGGTGGTGGTTATCTATCATTACCAACAGTTACGGTCACATCATCTGGTGGTAGTGGGGCAGATGTATTCCCTGTATCAGATAGTATTGGTAAGGCATTATCAGTTAAACCAATCGACCAAGGATTCAGATACGAAGAACCACCTGGGATACTACCTAAGTTACATATGCAGATTGATAATGTATCAGGTGCGTTCGCTGTAAATGAGACGGTGAGTTCAACGAAAGAAGATAACATAATCCTAGAACCATTCCAAGAATTAGATTATGCGATACTCTTAGAGGATCACAGACAGGCTGTGATACGATTAGATGGCGAACAGGGTGATTTGATAACAGAGGACGGTGATAGTATCGCCTTCGAGGAACTGGCGACAGATCCAGTCTTCGATGGTTTCGAACAAGATAAGATTATCACGGAAGATGGTGACAAGATTGTTAATACTGTTTATGAGGTATCAGATACGACAGACTATCTCACGGTCACCCATAACGGGTCAGATGATAGTAGGTTGTTAAACGAAGATACATCGACAACAACTGCTGTCGTGGAAGAATTATTGGATTCAGATACGAACATCTTAACATTGAACACGGTAGATGGAACCTTCGATGATAAGGTAACACTCACTGGTGGTACCTCTGGTGCGACCGCACGAGTTCGAAGTGCTGATACGGCAATAATGTCTTCGAGTGTTGGCACGGTCATTGAGACAGATGGAGAGTTTAGTGGTGTTGATGGATTCATATCAGAGAGTACGAAGAAGATACAGGACAGTTTATACTACCAAGATTATTCATACATCGTAAAAGTTGGTGAGAGTATCACGGAGTGGAGAGACTATCTCAAATCTGCGGTACACCCTGCTGGGTTCTACTTCGCAGGTGAGGTTAGTATTCGTAGTAGATTAAATGCCAGAATGAAAACTGGATTCACTAGATTGTCTGGTAAGACTGAGGACGATGAGGTGATAGAGATATTAACAGTCATCTTTGGAGAGAAACTTGGTAGAAGATTGGGTACGGCAACTGACGGTTCATCATTACGAAGTAACCCAGAGAGTACAGTGGAGTTGGATGCCTCTTTAGGGGCAGCGAACAGTAGGGCTGTGACCTTAAACCAAGAGATAAAGATTTCACTAGGACAAGATAGAACACCTAACACTACCGTTCATTCAACGACACCAACAACTGGTGTTATCTATGCGGGACCAAGACTGGCGACAGTAGGTCGTTTCGCATTGACGGCATTTGGTGAGACGAATGGTATGTCTGGTATCACAATAAAGACATTGAACGATTTGAAGATTATGGGTACGAATACATCTATCGATGGTGACGCGGTACAGATTGGTGACTTC